TGTCCGGCGGCGTTCGGAGCACCGGCGCTGACCGCAACCCCCTGCTCGGCGCTGTTACCCAGGTGCCGATGCAGACGCGCTCGGTCGAGATCATCGCCCGCGTGGACAAGAACCATTCGTCCAGCGTGTCGGGCGGCCTGAGCGTTTCGCGACGTGATGAGACCGACGGCATCACCTCAAGCCGTATGGAGATGGAAAAGATCACGCTCAAGGCGACCGGGCTGTTCGGCCTCGCCTACTCCACGCGTGAGCTGATGCAGGACTCGCCGCAGTCGATCACCGCCCTGCTTCAGCAGGGGTTCGCCGACGAGTTCCCGGCGACCATCTACGAAGAGATGATCTCGGGCAACACCCCCGGCAAGCTCGAAGGCATCATCAACACGCCTGCGACGATCAGCGTGGCCAAAGAGTCGATGCAGACGGCGGACACGATCAACGGCACGAACCTGCTGAAGATGCGCGAGCGGGCGTGGCGCTACGGCGAAGGGTCGTTCTGGCTGGCCAACTACGACACGCTTCGTCAGCTCATCGCGGCGCACTCGACGCTGACGAACGACGACTACCCGCTGTTCATCCACGGCAACGGGACCGACGTGCCCGACACGCTGCTGGGTCGGCCGATCTACTTCAACGAGTTCTGCTCGACCCTCGGCGACCTAGGCGACATCATCCTCGTCTCGCAGCCGGCTCAGTACCTCTACGGCGTTTACCAGCCGTTGCGGTCCGAAGAGTCGATGCACGTCCGCTTCGAGAACCACGAGCAGGTGTTCAAGTTCTGGACCGAGAACGCCGGCGCTCCGTGGTGGCGTTCCGCCCTGACGCCCAAGAACGGCGCGAACACGCTTTCGCCGTTCGTGACCCTCGCGGCCCGTGCGTAAGGAGTTGGCTGATGCCCCGGATCAAGTTCACACGTAACGCGGATGTCAACGAGGGCGGGCCTTACGAGGCCGGCCAGATCGTTGACGTGCCGCAAGCTTCGGCGGACCGCTGGGTTCGCCGCGACGCGGCTGAAATCGTCAAGGGCGAAGAGGCCAAACCACAAAAGACCAAAACAACCAAAACCACGAAAGGTACTAAATAATGGCTGTTGCAACTGACAACCAACAACTGCGGGCCGAGCTGTTCGTAAAGCCCTACGACTTCGACCCGAACGGCACGTCGGCGACCGACGTCGGCTGGATCGACGCCCAAGACATCGATTCGTTGCTCGTGCAGTTCATCCGCACCGTCGGATCGTCCGATTTGACATTCACAATCATCGGCAACACCGCGGCGGACGGCACGGGCACCGACTCGGCGATCAAGACCATCACCCTTTCAGCCCAGCCAGACGCGGCGCTCGACACCGTGTTCGGGGAGGTCACTCGCGGCGAGATCATGCAGGCCGCGGCTGACGCCGGCCGTGAGATTCGCGGCGTGTCGGCAGCGTTGACGTTTGCGACCGGCACCGACGAGGCGATCGTTAATTACATCGTCAAGAAGACCCATGTGACCAAGGACAACACCGCTGACATCGTCGCCTGATTCGGCTTTCTCCTCCGTGTCTGGCGGCGGAAACGTCGCCGGGCATTTTCATGCGTCCATCGCTTAAACAAACCGTTGCTCCGGCGTCCGAGCCGTTGACGCTGGTCGAGGCCAAGGCTCACCTGCGCGTCGATTCGTCGGCCGAGGACGACCTGATTACGTCGCTGATCGAGGCGGCCCGGCGGATGGCCGAGGCGTACACGCAGCGTCAGCTCGTCACCGCGACGTACACGCTGACGCTCGACGACTTCCCCGACAGCTACGGCGACATCTGCCTGCCTCGTACGCCGCTGGGTTCGGTCAGTTCGATCGCCTACACCGACGTGGCCGGCGACTCGCAGACGCTTGCGACCACGGTGTACGAGGTGATTGACGACGACGTGTCGGCTTCGGTCGTGCTCAAGCCCGGCCAGCGATGGCCGTCGGTCCAGGTGGACAAGCGGCACGCGGTCGTCGTGACATTCACGGCTGGGTACGGGTCTTCGGGTTCGGACGTTCCCGAGTCGGCCCGCGCCGCGATGCTGCTGATCGTCGGCAACCTGTACGAGAACCGCGAGGCGGCGACGGAGCGTTCGATGTCGTCGCTCCCGATGGGCGTGAAGGCCCTACTCGACACGATTTCGGTCAAGGAACCGGTATAGGAGTTTATCGATGGCGGATGTAACTATTCCAACTGGCAAGCCGACGGGCTTAAACGCAACGACTCGGGTGTTCATTGCTGGGGAGGTAATTGAGAGCGGCGAAGTTGTTTACCAAGATGCGTCGGATGCGGGCAAGGTAAAGCTTGCGGATGCGGACACGGACGCTGCATCTAGAGCGGTGGGCATTGCCCTCTGCGAATCGTATGGCAACCAGCCCGTGGTTGTAGCGACGAGTGGTCAGCTAGTTTACACGGGGGGCAGCCCATTTACTCAGGGGCTGGTGTATTGCGTTTCAACCAACGCCGGCGCGATGTGTCCCGAAGCCGACATCGGTAGCGGCGATTACAAAACCGTGCTGGGGGTGGCCAGAAGCTCCGGGGTTTTTGATCTGAACATCAACGCCACGGGTGTGACCGAGAACGCCTAATGCCCGCCGGACGCCACGACCACCGAGCAGAAATTCAAACCGCGACCACGTCGGACGACGCGGGCGGCAACGCTGTCTACACATGGACAACCGTCGCGACGCGGTGGGCCTCATTGCAGGACAGCGGTGGTGGCGAGCTGTACCGGGCTCAGAAGGTGGATGCGACGATCGACTCGGTCGTCATCTTCCGCGAGCAGTACGAAGGGCTGACCCCCGAGGACCGCATCGTCATCGACGGCCGGACCTTCAACATCAAGGCGGTGCTGAACAAGTCCGACCGCACGGCGAAGCGAGGCCAGACGGTCTACTGCAAGGAGGTGGTGTCGTGAAAATCGTCGGCGAACAAGCGTTGATGAGGCGCCTTGACCGTATGGCCCGCGACAGCAGCCGAGCGAAGATTGCGCGTCCGGCCCTGCGTGAAGCCGCGGCCGAGGTTCGCAAGTCGGCCAAGCGGCACGCCCCGAAAGAGACCGGCCTGCTGCGTCGCGCCATCAAAAGCGTGGTCCGCACCAAGCGAGGCGTCGTCTTCGCCATCATCGGCCCGGCGTGGGGGTTTAAGAAAACCGTCAACCGCCCGAGCGCCAACTTCGGCGAAGGCGGCGAAGTCGATTCGGACCCCGCCCGGTACGCCCACCTGGTCGAGTTCGGCACCGCTCACTCGCCGCCGCAGCCGTTCCTGCGCCCGGCCTACGACGGCACGCCGTCGGAGCGGATCATCGCCCGCCGCATGTCCGAAGAGCTTGAGAAGCAAGCGAAGAAGGAGGCGGCCAAGGGATGAGCATCAAAACCGACCTACGAGCACATCTCGCGGACGACAACACGATCAGCGGCATTACCTCTCGCATCCGGTTAAGCCGGTCGGAGCAATCGGACAGTCTGCCGCGCGTGGTCATTCATCAGATCGACGGCGACCACAAGCACCACATGACCGCCGCGACGGGCAAGGCGATCGGCCGGTTCCAGATCGACTGCCACGCGGCGACGCCGATCGCGGCCGAGGCGTTGGCCGAAGCGGTCCGCCAGGCTCTCGACGGGTTCCGCGGAGAGATGAACAGCGGAACCTTCGTCAGCATGTGCCACCTGATCGACGAGCGAACCGACTACACACCGCCGCACGAAGGCGGCCACGCCGACAAGGGCGTAGACACCGTTCAACTTGACTACCGAATCGGCTGGACCGTGTCCGTGCCGAGCTTTGCATAAGGAGCAACCACCATGCCTGTTGATCTTGGCACCGGAGCCAGCGTGACGTTTGGCACGTCCGGCTTCACCGCGAACTACACCGAACTGCGACTCCCCGGCATGAGCCGGCCGGTCATCAAAACCAGCCACCTCGGCACGACCACGGCGGACACCTTCACGCCCGGCGACCTTGTTGACTTCGGCGAGTTCGAGATGGACTTGCAGTGGGATCCGGACGACTTCCCCCCGATCGACCAAGTGGCCGAGACGATCACGCTGACGTTCCCGCTTTCGTCGGGCGGCTCGACCGCTGCGAAGTTCCAATTCACCGGCTTCGCCCACAACTTCAGCGGCGCGGTGCCGCACGAAGAGCTGATGACCGGTTCGCTGACGGTGAAGATCAGCGGCGACATCACCGACACGGATGAATCCTGATGAAAGTCAAAATCCTAAAACCGACCAGGCGGCTGATGCGGCACCACATCGGCGACGTTGTTGAGGTTGACGCCGCACTCGGAAACAGCCTGGCGACGATCGGCACGGTCCTGGTCATCGAGCACGATAAGCCAGACACGCCGACGGTCGCCGATCCAAAGCGTCGAGACGTTCGTCCCAAGCACGTCAAAAACGCCGAGGCGTTGGGCGAAGAGCCGATCCCCGGCACCGGAAACGTCAAGACGGGCGGTGTCGCCGGTCATGAGGGCAAGAGCGAACGCAAACCAACGGAGAACGACGAATGAGTTTGACACGAGATCAATTCCTTGAACGCAAGCCCCGCGAGGTGCGCGAAGTCGAAGTGCCCGGCCGCGGGTCGGTGTTCGTCCGCGAGCTGTACAGCGACGAGCAGGCCAAACTGACCAAGCAAACGAGCAAGCCCGAGAACGAGGTGCTGGCCGCGTTCGTTGTGGCGACCGCGTGCGACAAGGACGGGGAGTTGCTGTTCACCGATGACGATGCCGCCGCCCTGTCGTCTTGGCCCACGCGCGAGCTGCTACCGATTATGCGGGCGGCCAGCGAGTTGAGCGGGCTCAACAAAGAGGACCAGGACGAGATATTGGGAAACTCCGAAGCGACCACGCCGAGCGGTTCTGGCACCGCCTAGCGCTCGCGTGGTCCTGCACGGTCGCCGAGGCAAAGTCTCGATGCACGGCAAGGGAGTTCAGACAGTGGACGGCGTACTACCAGATCGAGCCGTTTGGCGAAGAGCGGGCGGACTTGCGGATGGCGATCCTCGCTTCGATCGTTGCCCGGGTCGGCGGCAACAAGAACGCCAAGCCCGAGCAGTTCATGCCGACGTTTGACGGTCCATCTAAGAAGAACACCACCGACGAGATGTACCGCATGTTCAAGCGGTTCGCCAAAAAGCACAACGAAATGAACGCCGAGCGTCGGCGTAGGCAGGGCAAGACCTGATGGCAAGCACCACGATCGGCAGATTGAAAGTCCTGCTGACGGCCGACTCCCGCAAGTACGGGAGCGGGATGAAGCGTGCGCGCGGTCACACCAAAGAGTTCGGGCTGTCGATCAAGGGCGTGGGCGGCATGGTGTCGCGCATGGTCCCCCAGCTCGCGGCGGCGGCGGGGGCCGCATTGAGCCTAACCGCGGCGTTCCGCGGCTTCACAAGCCAGCTCCAACGCCTTGACGATATTGCGAAGACGGCGCAGAAGATCGGCACGACGACTGAAGAGTTAAGCCGCTTGCAATTCGCCGGCGAGAAAACTGGCGTCCAGGCGAACACGTTGAACATGGCGCTGCAGCGGATGACTCGCCGCTTGGCTGAAGCCGCCAAGGGAACAGGCGAGGCGAAAGACGCGGTCGCCGAGTTGGGCTTGGATGCTGTCGCCCTGGCGAAGAAGGGGCCGGCCGCCGCGTTCTACGAGATCGCCGACGCGATGGAGCAAGTGCCCAACCAGGCCGACCGCGTTCGGCTGGCGATGAAGCTGTTCGACTCCGAGGGCGTTGCGCTGGTCAACACGCTCAAGGGCGGGTCAAAGTCACTTGAGGAGTTTGCCCGCCAGTCCGACAAGTTCGGCAACACCGTAGACGGCAAGGCGGCGAAAGCGGCGGAGAAGTTTAACGACGCGATGACCGACTTGAAGGCATCGGTCGGCGGTGTGTTTGCCCAGCTTGTTCAAGACCTCGCCCCGGCCCTAACCGGCGTGGTCAACATCTTGGCCAACTTTGTTTCAGGGGTTCGCAAGTCGGTGGCGGCCGTTCGTTCTTTCTACAAAGAGAACGAAATCCTGATCCGAACACTCGCGGCGATCGTGACGCTTGGCCAAAGCGAGGTCGTTCGTGCAGGGGTCATTGCGATCTCGGACTCGCCCAAGGCCGCGCTCGAAGACCTCAAGCAGACCGCCGACAAGGTCAATCAGGCGATCGGGCCGGACATGACTACCGCGGTCAAGGGGACGACATTTGCCGTGTCCGCCCTGTTGGCGTCGAGCAATCCGCTGGCGAAGCAATTCGGCGTGTTGGCTCAGCGGGCGACCGAGACAACGATTGAGTTCACCGAAGTCAGCGACGCGATGGACGACATGGCTCGCCGCGCCGCCCGCATCTTCGAGCAGACACGAACCCCCGCGGAGAGGCTCGCCGCCCAGCTTCGAGAAATACATGAATTGTCGGTCAACGGGTTCCTCGACGAGGAAACCGCTCGCCGTGCGATCACGCAACTTAACGCCGGCCAGCAGCAGCGAGACATCAGCGTCGCGTCAGGGCTGCAAGACAACCGCGTGAGCTTTGCGGCGGTCGGAGCGGCCCAGGCCACCGGGCGCAAGACCGACGCGATGCTCCGGCTGCAAAAGCAGCAGGCCGAGAGTGACAAGCGGCGGGAGGACACGCAGAGCAAGACGCTTAGCGCCATTCGCGGCCTGACCACCGAGCAAAAAATAAGGGTGGTGACTTTCTAATGGCTTGGACGGTCAACGAAACTGCACGCGGCACGTCGTCGCGAACGACCAACGGACGCCGCTACACGCGGGTGTGGCGGGCGGAAACGGACGGCTCAAGTGTGCATCCCGCGATCGCCGCGGGCAAGGCTCCTGTGTCGGTCGGGAGTCTATTCCCTAGCGACCCGCTTGCCCGTTGTACCGACGTGTCGGCGGCGTACGAGCGCGAGGAAGAGTCGCGGCTTCACTACCTCGTTACGGCGACGTACGAGACGAAAACGGGCAGCGGGTCACAAGAGGAAGAGAACGAAAACCCGCTGGACGACACGCCGGTCAAGCGGTGGTCGTCGCGAACGGTTCGCCTTCCCGTCCGCGTGGACATCAACGGCCAAGCGATCGTCAACAGCGCGGGCGAGCCGTTTGATCCGCTTCCAGAAGAAGACTTTCAGGTGCTTGTGTTTGAGTACCAACACAACGTCTTGTCATACAGCGAAACAAAGGCCAGCGAGTACCGCGGAGCGGTCAACAACGACAATTTCATCCTGTCGGGCCTGCCGGTCAAACAGTACCAGGCCCGGATGCAGAACATCACGGCGACCTCAGCCGAGCGTAACGGCAACCGCTACTGGATCGAGTCGGTCACGATCGAGATCGTGGATGACTGGCGGCTGATGCTTGTCGATGAGGGCCGGCGGAGGATCGCCGACCCGGCGGATGGAGTTGGTGTCGAAATTTACTTGGGCGAAAACAAGTTCGGCCAGGTGCAACCCGTCCTCGACGCCAACGGCAACCCCGTAGAAGAGCCGGTCTTGCTCGACGGCCAAGGCGGCATTCTGCAAGGCGGCCAACCGGTCCTGCTCACCTTCGACACCGCCGCCAAGCCGCTCAAGCCGTTCAACACACTGGCGCTCCCAACGCAATCCAACCCGTGAGATAAATCATGGCAGACCTCTACACCGTCACATCGCTCGACTCGGCCGTATACACAAACACGGCCAACTGGATCGGCGGTTCGGCGCCGACGGCGAACGATACCATCTTCCTCCAGTTCGACAGCGAAACGGACATGGCCGGCTCGGACCAGTCGGCCACCGAACTCGACGACATCTATGTCACGCGCGACTGTACGGGGACCATCGGCACGCCGGCCGCGTACCTGCAACTCGACCAGGGCACAACGAACAGCCTCTTCTACGAGGGCCAGGGCACGGCGTACATCGACCTCGGCACGTCCGGGTCCGCGCTGGTCCGCGTGGACGACACACGCACGGCGACCACCGGGACCGCCGGCCTGTACTTTAAGAACGACACGAACGCCATCACGCTGATGGAAGTAAACGGCGGGACTGTTCGGTTGGTAGACGCGAACATCACCACGCTTGTCGTCCGCAACAACGCGACGGTCATCATCGACGCGGCTTGCACGATCGGCACGATCGACTGCGACAACGGGAACATCACCGACTACGGGTGCGCGTTGACGACTTGGAACCACAACGGCGGGACCGGCGTGAAGTACGGGTCGGATGCCTACGCCGTCAACGTCTACGGCGGGACGTTCTACAACGACGGCACGGGCACGGCGACGGCGGTTGTTTACGAGGGCCTGTTCAACTCCGACCGTGACAGCCGTTCCAAGTCCCTGACGCTGACCCAGAACGGCGGGCAGGTCACGGTCGGCCCGAACGTCACACTGAGCGGCACATTCAACACCGGGATCGTGATTACCACATGACTGACGCTTATGGGTTCACTGGCGAGTCGGCGAGGCGCGTTGTCAAGGCGGTCAAGACCGTCGAGGCGAACGACCCGCTGTACACCGGGCCGAAGCCGAGGCGCAGACAAAAATACGTGCGGCAGTCGTTTTTTGCAAAGATCACAGGAAGCTCGGAAATCAGTACGAACCGCTGGAAGTACGCGTGGACCGAGCAGCAGCGGACGGCCACGGGGTTCCAGGATAAGCCGAACGGCCGGTCAGGTACGACGGCCGACCGGTTCGCGATCAACTCAGTCGAGGCCAGCAACGACGGCAGCGACACAGAGGGCAACTCCGTGGACGTGGATGGGACGATCTTCGACGACAACAGCGGTCTTGAGATGCAGCCGGTCGAGGGCAATCCGGTCGTCACGATGTGGTTCGACTACGACGACGAAGGCAACCCGGCGTACACCTTCGAGTACGTCAACGCGATCGACGGCGAGTGCGGGAGTGAAGAGTGATGGCGAGCGTGGCGAGGTATTGCTGTTGTGGTGAATGCGATTGCGACATCGGCGTGACGTGCGGTCAATGCAACGACTGCACTCCGGCGGAATACACGGTGGTGATTAGCGGGATATCGCTTTGCACGTCGTGTTTTAACGTCAATGGATTGGGCGTCGAAGCGAAGCTTGCATGGGCGGCGGGCGACGTGGCCAATGCATCCCATACACTCACCCAGGTTTCCGGCTTGCCGTGCCGGTGGGAAAAAACATACACCAACGCTTTAAGTATAGAGGTGTACGACACCGAATCATGCCCCGGCGGGACGCCCGACGTTAGCTCGACCTACGACGTCATCGTGCGGCTGATAATGAACGGGAGTACGTGGCGGTTGCTTGTCTTGACCGATGAGAACCCATCGGTTTACTTCGACTACACGCTATTCGACGACCAGCAAGCGTCGGACTCGAACGCCAGTGGAAACCTATGCGCGACGATCTCGGCAACGTTCACCAGTGACCTGACAACATGCGGCTCCCAAACTCTTAGCAGTGCAGATACAACCGGCGGAACCGGTGGAACGGCGACAATAACATGCGTGAGTACAGCCTAGCTATCCTGCGTTGCGAAACCCGCGCCCACTGCCGGGCTTGCCGAACCGATCCCGACTGGTGCGAGCGTGTCGTCGGCGCGCGCGAGTTCGAGTGTCCACACGGCGTAACAGCGGGCAGCCTGCCCAGCCGCGGCCTCGGCGACACCATCGCCAAGGCGACCAAGGCCGTCGGCATCAAGCCCTGCGGCGGTTGCAAGAAGCGGCAGGCGATACTGAACAAGATCGTGCCGTACAAGAAGTAGCTGCTGGCGAAGCGTTGCCCGATCGGGAAGCACGCGACCTTAGCATGACAAGCCCGATCAAAACCGCGAGGCTGCCCGGCTCGGGTACCGCCGCGCCGGGCACGCTGTAACCGGCGAACACGCCGCCCACAGTGCAATTGCCGGGAGAATCTTTCTCATGGTCTAAAAGTACCTCGCGATCGGTCTCGGGGCAATGGCTTCGGGGATTATCCGTAAACAATCTCTTCCTGCGCCGCTTCCTGCTCGCTCGACGCCGCGTTGTGCATCGCCGCGGTCTCGGCGTCGAAGTGCAGACGGACCACGCCAGTCGGCCCGTTGCGTTGCTTGGCGATGATGACCTCGGCCGTGTTTGTGTAAATCCACGACGGGTCTTTCTTTTTGTATTCGTCCTCCCGATACAGCAGCGCGATATTGTCGGCGTCCTGCTCGATCGACCCAGACTCGCGCAGGTCGCTGGACCTCGGCCGCTTGTCCTCCCGGGCTTCAAGCTGGCGGTTCAGTTGAGACAAAACGACCAGCGCGACATCGAACTCGCGGGCAATCAGCTTGCAGTGCCGGGACAGGCCGGACACTTCCTCCTGACGATTGGGCGACTTCTCGCCAACCATGAGCTGTAGATAGTCCACGAAGAACACGCGGGCGCCGATCGAAGAAACCATTGTGCGGACCCGTTGGCGTAGCTGGGGGATCGTCACGCCGGGCCGGTCGTCGATCGCGATCGGCAGCTTGCCCAGCGTGTCCCGCGCATCTCTCAGGTTCAACCCTTCCATGCTATGCGGCGGTAGTTTGCCTTCGGTGATCCGTTCGGAGTTGACCCGAGACAACCCGGCCTCCATCCGCAGCCGAAGCTCGCCGCGGCTCATCTCCATCGAGTGGATGCAACAGGGCGTCCCGTTCTTCGCCATGCCGATCGCCATGCCGGTCATCATCGCCGACTTGCCCATGCTCGGACGTGCCCCGACGACGGTCAGCGAGCCGGGCCGGATCTTCAACTGTCGGTCGAGCTCAACGTACCCGGTGGCGAAGGGTTCGCCGATCAGCGACGTGTCGCCGCTGCCGATGTCGCCGACCATCGAGCATCCCGTCCCGCCGGTGTGCCCGTCGAGCGCGGCGCCAACCGCCATCGCTTCGGCCTGGACCTTGTCGAGCAGCGTGGCGATGTCGTCCTTGGATTCGTACCCCTCGACGATGACCCGCTGGCCGAACGCGACGAGCTGCCGCTTGGTGTGCATCGCGACGACCGCCTCGGCCAGCGTTTTGGCCGCCTGCGGGCTCGGGTGCCTCTCGGTCTCGTACACGTCGATCAGGTAGTTCACGCCGCCGACGTTGCTCAGCAAGCCACGGCCGGCCAGCACGGCTTCGACGGCCGTCAGGTGCGGCTCGCCGCCCTTGTCCGCGATCGCCGTCAGGGCGTCCCACAGGGCGGCGTTGGCGTTGACGCCGAACACGTCGGCGGTGGTGATGATGTCCTGGGCGACGGCCAGCGCCTGGGCGTTGTTGAGGCAGCAGGACAGCAGGGCGCGCTCGGCGTCGTCGGCTTCGGGCGGTCGGTTGCCCAGCAGGTGGCGGGCGCGGTCGAGGGTGTGATTGGGGCGGTCGCTCACGCCTTCACCCCGTCTTTCATCCCAACCAACAGCCGCGCGACCGCCGACAGGTCGTGTTGCTGCCGGTCGCTGAGTTCGTCCAGCACCGACCAGTCCGGGGGCGGTGCTGCGCCTTCACGCCGCTCGTCGCATAAGCGGCGGAACAGCAATGCGATAGCAAAATGCCCGACATTCCTAGTGGGCCAATCTGAAACCCCGCCACCGGCCTTTATGGGCAGTGTGCGGGGTTTTTTGCGCTCTGTGGCAGACGATGGCATGGACTGTCTGCTGCGCATTTTGCTGCGCCCCGTCGTGCCCAAAACCGCATCAAACGCCTGCTCGACCACGTGACCGCCCGTCCCGTAGTGGGCCTCGGCGACCGCTGTGCTGTGACCCATCCACGCGTTGATCGCCTCGTCGGGCAGACGCAGGCCGTTGGGCATGGGCTGCTTGAGCTCGGCCCGACGTGTCGCCCTGACCGCCGTCCACAACTTCGGCCAAGGTTTGCCGCCCGCCCGCTTGATCGCCTCCAGCACTGGCGTGCGGTACGCCGAGCCCCTGACCGACGCGCCCGGGAACACCATCGGCTCGCCGAGATAACTGACCTCGTACCAGTCAACCAGCGCCCGCTCGATCTCGATGAACAGCGGGATGACCCGTCGCTCCTGCCCCTCGTACCGCTCGGTCTTCGGCGAGTAGACAACCAGCCGTCCCGCGGCCTGGTCGACGCCATCCCATCGCAGGGCGCAGATCTCCGACGGCACGCGAACGCCGCCCCAGCGTGCCAGCGACCAGATCAGCCGCCAGCGGGAGTCGGGCAGGTGCTCGAGGATCCGCCGGCTCAGTGCGTCGTCGATGAACGCCTTGGCCTTGCTCCGCGGCGAGGCCGTCGGCACAGCCTTGTTGCCGAACGGGTTGTCATCGATCAGCCGGCAACTCACCGCGTAGCCCAGCATGTTCTTCGCGTGAGCACACCTGCGGCGGACGGTTGCCTCGGCCTTGCCCTGCTCGATCAGCCATGCGCGGAACGCCTGGGCGTCACCGCGGGTGATCGTCCTGATGTCGCGCTCGGCCGTGAAGTAGCCGACAAGGCTTTTCTTGGCGTACTCCCACGCCTCGACCGTCGCGGGTTTGAACTCGGGGCCGCGGTCCGTGACGAACTTGTCGATGAACGGTCCGAGCCGGATGCTGACTCGCGGTTCGACCAGGCTCGTCGCCGCGATTCGGTCGTACAGCGTGTCGCTGATGTCGGCGAGCCACGCGCGGGTGTGGCGGTCGACCGGGTGCGCGGTGTTGTGCTGGTCTACCAGCTGCTCGACGTGTCGCTTGGTCGTTTCGGCGGCGGTCTTCGAGACACGACCGAGTCGGATGACCTTGCGGCCGGCGCCGATGCAGACGTGCAGCTCGCGCAGGCCATTGCGGTTGATTAGG